ACGCCTTGGTGGGCACGGGAGGCCGCTTCAAGGTCATTGAAGTGTTCAACAGCACTGACCGCCACCACATGAAGGCCAAGAGCACCGTGGAGATGACCAAACTGTTTATCTCTAATCCTAGTCCGGCCACAGGAGCCCCTGCTTACTATAACTTCAACGGTATTGACAGCAACGGGGACACTCAGGTAGACCTCTATCCGGTTCCTAACGATACCTACACGGTATTCTTTAACATCTACCAACCTCAGGACAAACTCTCCATCGACGGGGATACCTTGAAGGTTCCTGAAGAACCTGTTGTCCAGTTAGCCTACGCACGGGCTCTGGTGGAACGAGGTGAAGACGGAGGACTTCAAAGCTCTGAAGCCTACCAGCTCTACAAAGGCATCTTGGCAGACTACATCGCCATTGAAGTTAGCCGGTACCCTGAGGAAGAAAGCTGGGTGGCAACGTGAGTCAGCAGGTACAAGTCTACAGTATCACAGCCCCAGGCTTCATGGGGTTGAACACACAGGACTCGTCCTTAGACTTAGCCTCAGGGTTCGCCTTAACGGCTGTCAACTGTGTGATTGACCAGTTTGGACGGATTGGAGCCCGTAAGGGCTGGGTAGCTCAGAACACCTCTAATGCTGCTCTAGGGACTTCTGACGTTAAAGCCATGGGTGAACTTATCACTGATGATGGCTTTCATTTCATCCTTGTAGCCGGTAACAACAAGCTCTTTAGGCTCAACGCTGGAGTCCTTACGGAGATTACCTACGGAGGTGGCGGCACAGCTCCTGCGATCACTGACAGCAATTGGAAGATTGCAGTACTTAACGGGTGCATGTACTTCTTCCAAGGCGGTCACGATCCCTTAGTCTTTGAGCCTGCTGTCAGTACAACAACCTACAAGCGTGTATCTGAGAAGACAGGCTACGCAGGTACGGTCCCTCAGGCTGATGAGGTTATCTCTGCTTACGGTCGCTTGTGGGCTGTTAGTACGACCACCAACAAGTCCACTGTGTACTTCTCGGACCTTCTCTCGGGCCATGTGTGGACTACAGGTACCGCAGGGAGCTTGGACGTTACTACCGTGTGGCCCAAGGGTGGAGACATTGTAGTTGGCCTTGGAGCCCATAACGGCTTCCTGTACCTCTTCGGACGCAGCAGCATCCTTGTGTACCAAGGAGCCACCTCACCGGCCTCTATGACCTTGGCGGATAGCGTTGTAGGTATTGGTTGCATCGCCAGAGACACCATCAAAGCTACCGGGACAGACATCATCTTCCTGTCAGACACAGGGGTTCGATCCATCCAGAGGACCATCCAGGAGAAGTCAGCACCTCACAGGGACTTGAGCAAGAATGTCCGTACTGACCTAATGGCTAACGTGGCCTCAGAAGGCAATCAAAGCATCATCAAAGCTGTTTACAGCCCCTTTGAGTCCTTCTACCTGTTGTCGTTACCTACCCTCAAGATGGTCTACTGCTTTGACTTGAAGCAAGTAATGCAGGATGGTTCCTCCAGGGTTACGACATGGGACAGTATCCAACCTAAGAGTTTCCTCTACTGTCGTGATGAGTCCCTGCTGATCGGCAAGGAAGGCCTTGTGGGTAAGTACTCAGGGTATCAGGACAATGGGGCCTCGTATCGTTTCCAGTACTTTACGAACCATACGGACCTTGGAGCCCCTAGTGTCTCTTCGGTACTCAAGAAACTGACCCTGACGGTGATCGGGGGAAGTAACCAGTATGTCACAACGAAGTGGGGTTACGACTTCAGCGGTAATTATCAAGCAGCCAACGTAAAGATTGCACCTAAAGGGATTGCATTCTTTGGTACTTCAGAGTACAATACCGCGGAGTATACCGGAGGAACTAACCTTGAGGCAATCGTCGCATACCCGACAGGCTCCGGTAAGGTAATCCAAACAGGCTACGAGGCTGACATCAACGGCTCAGCGTTAAGTATCCAAAAGATCGAGATAGCGGCAAAGAACGGAAAGGTGGTCTAACTTGTCTTCCTATATTAAAAGTACTAACTTCACCTCAAAGGACTCCCTGCCTTCCGGTGCTCCCTTGAAGATCATTAAAGGGGCTGAGTTCGATACGGAATTCAACGCCGTTGCTACGGCTGTGAACTCTAAGGCTGATCTTGACAGCCCTACCTTCACAGGCACCCCTACAGCCCCTACCCCTGCTGCTGGAGCATCCAACAGCCAGATCGCCACTATGGCAGCTCTTACGGCTGCTTTGGGCGCCGCTTTGCCTGCCGGCGTGGTCCTGCCTTACGGAGGTTCTACAGCCCCTACAGGCTACCTGCTGTGTGATGGCTCTGCGGTATCCCGTACAACCTATTCAGCCTTGTACACCGCTATTGGCACTACTTACGGTGCCGGCAACGGTTCCACGACATTCAACCTCCCCAATGGTAAAGGAAGAATGCCGATGGGGGCTGATACCGGCTTCGCGTTAGGTACTCAAGGAGGCTCTAAGGATGCTGCTGTCATTGCGCACACGCATACAGCCTCCACTACGATTACTGATCCCGGTCACGCTCACGCTCTTGATGGACAGACCGTTCAGGGCTCTACCGTCATGGCCCCATCGGCGCTGACAGACAGCAACGCTCGTCCTCTGGGCACCGCAACATTCAATTCTACTACCGGCATTACAGCCACCACAACAGTCAATAGTGCGGGCACTTCAGGCACTAACGCTAACCTGCCTCCGTACTTTGTGGTCAACCATATTATTAAAACCTGATGCCAAGAACCCATGAGCTTATCTCTGAAGGTGTAAGCCCAGACATCAAGGAACTCCAAAGCCAGGTACTCAAGTGTTATGAAGACTTTGACTTGTATCCTTACCGAAGGATCAACCCTCAAAGTCCTCATGCTCAGATGACAGACTTATGGGTTCGGTACAACGATGTCAGGCCATTTGAGGCTAAAGGAGACTTCAAGGGCTTTGATGATCCTCACGACAGTATCTGGTACCCAATAGCCGACAAGATTCCAGCCGTTAAGGATGTTGTCTTTGACCTTATGAGGCTCGTTGAAGGTGAAAGGCTTGGAGGAATCCTTATCACGAAGCTCCCTCCCGGTGGAAAGATTCTAAGGCATACCGACGGTGGGTGGCACGCAAGGTACTACGACAAGTTCTACGTACCGATCCTCAACGCTGAAGGAGCTACCTTTGAATTTGATGATGGCGTTATCAGTCCTAACCTTGGTCATGTATGGTGGTTTGACAACTCTCAGCCACATTGGGTTGAAAACCGTTCTGATTCCGACAGGATTGCAATGATCGTTTGTGTCCGAACTGAAATGTTTAAGGACAAGAATGCAAACCGTATCTGAGCAGTTTGAGCAACTCAAAGGCACCTTTGAAGTAGACCTTGGAATCATCCACCACTTCTCCAGTGGAGTCTACGCAAAGCAGATGCACTTACCGGCAGGCTTCACGGCCTTAAGCCACAAGCATGAGTATGACCATCTAAGTCTGCTCGCTAAAGGTAAAGTAATTGTAAAGACCGACGAGGACACCAAAGAGTACACAGGGCCTGTCTGTCTCACCATCCGTAAAGGTCTCAATCATTCCATTCATGCCCTAGAGGATGCTGTCTGGTTCTGCATTCATGCAACCGAAGAGACAGACCCTGCAAAGGTCGATGAAGTTCTTATCAAGAAAGTAGAGGTTTAATATGCCGTGGGGTGCAGCAATTGGAGCCGTAGGCGGTATCGTCGGCGGCATGATGCAAGGGGACGCAGCCGAAGAGGCTGCACAGACACAAGCCAATGCGCAGCGCGAAGCTGCTCAGATTCAAGCGGAAGCCTCCAAGTTCCGTCCTGTAGGGATCACCAATCGATTTGGTAGCTCTAACTATACCTTTGATGACAAGGGATACCTCAGCGGTGCGGGCTATACGCTCTCTCCGGACCTTCAGGCTCTCCAGAACTCCATGCTGGCGAACGCCAACGGAGGCGCTCTTAATACAGCCAACGGTGCCCTTACAGCCGGCCAGGGGCTCTTTGGTCTAGGTCAATCATACCTTGCTCAGAGTCCTCAAGAGACTGCTCAGCAGTGGATGGCGAAGCAGCAAGACCTTTTGGCTCCTTCTAGGGACCGGCAGTTTGCTTCTATGTTGAATCAAAACTACAACCAAGGCACCACAGGGCTCTCCGTAGGGGCCACAGGCGCTCGCCCTAGTGGCGCTGCGGGCCTCAATGCTGCTAACCCGCTGGCTGAAGCGTACTATAACGCCATTGCTCAGCAGGACGCAGGGTTAGCTGCTCAGGCCAATCAAGCCGGTATGGATCAAGTGAACTTCGGTAAGGGACTCATGGGCTCCGGTCTGGACCTCCAAGTCAACTCCATGAACCCGCTGAAGGGCTACCTGTCGCTTGCGGACCTTATCGACAAGCTGGGCTCTAACACTCTTGATATGGGTGCTCAAATCGGAGGTAGGGCTGCTACGGCGAACCAGAACGTGGGACAAGCCTTGGCTCAAGGTATCTCTGGAGCAGGCTCTGCCTTGGCGGGTGCTCAAGGTAACAGTTACCTCGGGAGTGCTATCGCCGGGGCCGCTAACAACCCACAGCTTCAGAGTGCCTTCAAAGGATGGATGACCAGCTCACCCTCCTACTCTTACGCTAACAATGGGATGGACACAGGAATCCGACAGAACGTTACTACGGACTCTAGCGGTAACAGCTACCTTGGAGGCTGGGGAGAATACTAATGGCAACTCAAGTTCAATCTTTATTCGGTATCACTCCTGAGGCTCTCCAGCTCCAGAGGAACCAGCAGCTCCAGGAGCAAGCCTTGGCCTTCGCACAGTTGAAGCCTGCTCAACGTGCAACCATGATGATGTACCAAGGCGGGGCTCAGTTGGGTAACGCAGCGGCGGGACTCATGGGTGCTCAAGACCCTGAGCTTCAGCGTATCAGTTCCCGACAGAAGCTACTTCAAGGTATCAATCCAGCAGACCCTCAGTCCCTCAAGGCTGCTGCACAGCAGGCCGCACAGGCAGGAGACATACCGGCTGCTCAGGAGCTTATCACCCGTGCTCAGGCGCTGGAGAAAGCCGCTGCAGATACTGCTCTGGCGGCTGCGCGTACCAAGCAAGCTGAGGCCGCTGCAAGCCGTGAGAATGCTCAGAAGCTCCCTCCTGATGTCCTCAAGGCTCAGCGGATTGCTGCACTACGTACCGGCCTACAGACTCTCAAAGGTATTGAGAACCCTTCTGAGGAAGTCTCAACAACCGTCAAGTCTATGGAGGCTGAACTCGCTGTCTACGAACACAAAGACCCTAAGTACTCTGCTTTAGGACAACAACTCATTGACGCTGGTTTCGTTCCTGGCACTCCTGAGTTCCAAGCAGAGATGCGTAAGCACCTTGAAGCAGACGTTAAAGGTAAATCCAAGGGCTCCGGTAACGTGACCATTGGCGCTATCAACACAGGTGTTCCCATCGACCCCAAGAAGACCGGAGAAGCAGCCGGAACGGAGGTAGGTAAGAAGATCGGAAACATTGAGGACCAGTACTCCGCTAGGGACAGCATCGGAGAAGCCATTACAAAACTAGACAAAGGAATCTTTGCTGGCTTGTACGGACCCGAAACGATGGCAGTTGCTAAGGCAACCTCTAAGAACAACCCTAAGGTTATCAACACCGAAGAGTTTATGTCGTACATCGGTAACGTGGTTATCCCTCGCCTTAAGGACTTCGGCGGTAACGACTCCGAAGAGGAACTCAAGTACCTCCAGAAAGTCATTGGCGGTAATCAACGTCTAGAGCCTGCTTCCATTAAGAACATCCTCCGTAGTGCTGAGAGGAAGATTAACCGGAACATTGAGCGTATCCAGAGACAGTCCCAAGCAGCGGCTACAGGTGCTCCTGCTCCCTTGGATGCCGGTCCTAGCCGTGCAGCCGACTCTGGAGGCTGGAGTATCAAACGAAAGGCTCCCTAATGGCTACTTATGAGATTACAGCCCCTGACGGGAATGTGTATGAGATTCAGGCCCCTGATGGGGCTTCTGAGGCTGACGTTCTCGCCTACGCAAAGTCTAACTACCAATCAGCCTCCAAGCCTGCTCCTGAGGCTCCAAAACAGCCTCGTAGCACCGCTGAGGAAATAACCCGACAGGTCGGCCTCACAGCCCGCCACGGCATTACAGGACTCTTGGCAGTCCCTACGGCGGCTGGGGACTTCCTCCACGGTGCTGCTGGCCTCGCAGGATTTGATGCGGGTACAAAGCCCTCTGACGGCCTTCAAGACCTCCTAACCCGTGCAGGGCTCCCTGAGCCTGAGAACGGCCTTGAGAGGGCCATAGGGGCTGGAGCTTCCGGCATGGCCGGTATCCCTGGCATGGCTATCCCTGCTCAAGCTGTCTCAAAGACGGCTGCTGCTCCTTTACTGGCTAACGCAGAGCAACAAACCGCTGCTGCCGCTGTCGGAGGCACTTTAGGTACTGCTGTAGGGGATAAGGTAGCTGAAGAGACTGAAAGCCCCTTGGCAGGGACTATTGCTGCTCTTGCTACAGGTATGGTGGGAGGTACCGTGGGGGCGCGAGGTGTAAGGGCTCTTGACAAGACACAGCCTCCACCTCTGACCCTTAAGCAAATCAAAGCTAGGGCTCAAAATCAGTATCAAAGCATGGAGCAAGAAGGTGTCACTCTGAGGCCCCTGAGTGTCCAGAATGCTTTAGTGAACGCTGAGAAGGCCCTGAAGGACGAGAACTTCAACCCGCTCATGGAGAACCACAGACCTGTACAGCAGGTTATTGACCAGATGAAGACCATGGCAGGTACTCAACGGGTTCCCTTCACTACCTTGGAGCAGATGCGCTCTGCGGCTGTGGCCTTGAAGAATGACAACAACGAAGCTACCCGCAAGTACGCAGGGGCTCTTGTAGAAGAGTTAGACAACTACATCGCTAACCTTAACGGTAGGGACTTGTTCCCTGGCTCAGGAGGTATCGACAAGGCTGTGAAGGCTGTCACAGAGGCCCGCAAGGACTGGAGGAACCTCTCTAGGGCTTCTGTCCTTGAGGACATCCTTAACTCCGCTGAGAACGCCAGTAGCGACCCTACGGTGTCCAAGCAGCAGCTTATCCGTACCAAACTGAGAAGCCTTGTGGCGGATAAGCGAAAGATGAGGGTGTTCTCCACTGAGGAACAGAACGCTATCAAGTCTGTCGTTAACGGAGGCGCTGCTGACGCTTTGATGACCCTTGTGGCTAGATTCAACCCTCAGCGTAGTCAACTGATGCTTGGGGGTCAGGTAGTTGCAGGTACTCAGGCTCCAGTAGCAAGTGCCGTATCGGCAGCTTCTGGCTTCGCTGCGGACAAACTCTTAGGCGTGAAGCGTACCTCTGAGCTTAACAGACTCATCTCCGACATCGGTAACGGGAATGTCCGCCCAAGAGCCCCTGTGTACGGCTGGAGAGGAATGCTATCTAACCAGCCGATCACCGAAGAGGACTTACAGGTTATCAAGGGGCTTCAATGATTGACAACATCACAGCACAGCTCAGGCGAGATGAAGGTGAAGTCCTCCATGCCTACCAGGACCACTTAGGCTATTGGACTATCGGAGTTGGGATATTAATAGATAATCGGAAAGGGGGTGGTCTTCTACCAGAAGAGAGCGAGTTCATCCTTAATAACAGGATCGCTCTGCGGACTAGGGCACTTCGGGAGAAGCTCCCTTGGTTCGACTCTCTGGACGAAGCCCGTAAGGGTGTATTGACAAATATGGCGTACCAGCTTGGCGTAGAAGGGCTTCTGGCCTTCAAGAATACCTTGAAGTTCATCCAGCAAGGGAACTACCTCATGGCTGCTGAGAACATGATGCTAAGTAAGTGGGCTTCTCAGACCCCGGAGAGGGCTAAGAGGCTCGCTCGTCAGATGATTACAGGACAGTGGCAGTAACTAACCAAGGAGTATTACTATGAACTTTGATACCATCTCTAACGTGCTCGACATCGTTACTAGCGTTGTCGGTACGGCTTCCGTGATCGCAGCCATCACACCCACCCCCAAGGATGACGCTATCGTCGCCAAAGTGCGTAAGGTTCTTGACCTCTTCGCCTTCAACTTCTGGAATGCTAAGAACAAGTAAGACCGTAGAGTAGAAACAGAAAAGCCCCTTGGAGCAATCCTTGGGGCTTTTTCTTTGGGGCAGCCCTAAAGAGCTACGCTAGTTCGTTCCTTCGGAACTAATCAAACATAAAGGCTACTGTAAGGATACCTAGATGCAGGTACCAGACATTGACCACCTCTCCGTCATCTGCAAGGATGTCCTCTACGGTTTCCCCATAGTAGATCGTATCGGCTTCCAGGCCGACCACCAAGCCTGCTTTCCATTCAAAGTCTACGGTCATTCAATACTCCCAATGTATATAAGGCATGGAGCGAACCTGAGGGAACGCCATACGGAACTCTTCAGGGCTGATGTCTCTACCAACATTCACCTCAACGAACTCTTCCTGCTCTAGCTTAAGTTCAGCTTTGAGCTTCACGCAGGCTGGGCAGTTATCTTTGGTATACACGATCATGCGTGACATGCAACACACTCCCCGGAGCTAGCGCTGACGCCAGCCTTAGTACGAACATAGTAGAGACTCAAGATATTCTTATCCTTAAAAGCTGCCTTGTGGACAGCACTGATGTACTCTTCAGGGTCTTCAGCCCCAAAGAACAGGTTAATGGATTGTCCCTGACAGATGAAAGACTGACGGTCAGAGGCTTGCTTCAGGATCACCATAGGATCAATCTCAAAGGCAGTCTTGAAGACTTGCTTCTGCTCATCGGTCATCCAATCCACATGCTGCACTGAGCCATCCTTAGAGGCAATCTCCAGGAGAGTCTCCCGGCTATAGACCCCAGCAGCCTTCATGATGTCCAGAAGCTCTGGCACCACCCGAATAGTCTCCCCTCCTGCTCCCTGTTGAACGAACACGTTACCGATATAAGGCTCAATCCCCTGAGAGACTCCACCCATGAGCTGACTAGTGCTCATCGTAGGTGCCACAGCAATCCGGTGAGTGTTCCTCCGTCCGTAGCCTTTGCAGTACTCAGGCTCTCCAAGCTCCTTAGCCAAGAACATACTTGCGTTCTCTGTCTCAAGGTTCAAATACCTAAAGATGTCCACGTTAAGCTTCTGAGCCTTGTAGCTCTCAAACGGAATCATCCTCTTGTGCAGCAGGGAATGCCACCCAAGCACTCCAAGGCCCAAGGCACGGGACTTCTCAGTAGACCGGATG